GTCACTTTCCTGCATCAAGCAGGTGGCGTAATCAGCAATGTTCTCTGCTTCGACGACTGCATCGCCAAGCTGAGCATTAGTGATCTGACCACTCAAGCGATCAGCAGGAATTGTCGTTGGCAGGTCAGCAACTTCAATCTGCGTCAACCCAGCTGTGACGTGACCATTCGGACCAACTGTCACCTTGGGGTAAGTGCCAGGCGCAACAGCACTGGCTTCGTGCGTTAGCTCGCCTGAAGTTGCATTAACGACAAGGCCGACATCCGTGCCCGCAGGCACGAAGACACCACCAATCTCAGCAGAACTAACACCAGCAGGCGGGATGGCATCAGGATCCAACTTGCCATCAGCTGGCACTGCTGTGATGTGGCCTTCTGAGTCGTATTCAATTCCGCCAATATCGCTAGCCGTGATGGCGTTGGAATGGTTAAGGGTGCCATCAGCATCAACGTCTAAACCAGTGCCAGGCTTAACTGCGCCGATGGTTGAATCAGTTGCTGGCGGCAGGTCAGTGACAGAGCTAGTCCCAGTGATTAGGCCCTGACGGTTGAAAATAATTCCGTTGGCTGTTGTCGAGTCTGCACCCGTGTCATTGGCAATGCCGATGCTGCCGGTGGACTGATCCAGCCCTCGGTCAGTGACCACATCGAGCTTGTCAACCGAAATGGCACCCGGCGCGATGTTTTGCTGCTCAACAGCATCTGCCTGAAGGTGAACACTGCCCACGACTCCATCGCCTAGGGCCACAGCACCTACGGCGTTTTCCTGCAGGTTGTCCCGCCCCACAGACCCTGAAGCCAGTTCATCGTTACCGACAGCCCCGCTAGCAATGCCATCTGCTGTCACAGCTCCGCTGGCAATGGCGTCTGCCGTCACGGCACCTGTGGCAATCGCATTTGCTGTTACAGCATCTGCCGCTAAGGCGTCTGCCGTCACGGCCGAATCACTAATTTTGGCCGCCGTTACAGCATCTGCCGCTAGGGCATCAGTGCCCACAGCCCCGTCTTCGATGGCATCCGCTGTCACGGAATCGTCAGCCAGTTGAGCCGCTTCGATAGCGTCGTCTTCTAGCTTTTCGCCCGGGATCGTCTTATCAGGAACGAGCTTGATCCCTGCACCAACCAGATCTTCTGCATTGATCTTTTTTGTCTCTGACGCCGAGTCATCAACAATCGGCAGAACATCAGTGTCTGCCAGGTCAGTACCGTCTAACGCCGGAAGCTTACTAATCTCAAGATCTGGCACGGCTAACCCTGAAGAAGCAATGCTTCCATCTTAATTAGGGTCTTCTAGGCCAATTGGGTCGCCATCTTCCGACAACAGAACATCACCACCCTCTTGCAGCATGTAAGCCGGTGGCATTCCCTGATGCAGTTGCACTTGGCCAGTAGTAACAAAATTGATTGACGACGAGATGATCTGCGTTGGCTCAACCGTCACGCTGGCATTGGTGACAATGCACTCGGCTTCGTACCAAACAGAAGGGTCACGGGCAGGGTCATGACCAACGTATAGGAAGAATCGACCCATAAAATCACTGCCCTGCTGCAAACGAATGCACAGCCTGGCCAGGTAAGCAGGGAACTCAACTGACTCATCAGCACAATCATCGTTGCAGTCTGAGACGTGAGACCACAAGCAATCAACAGTCCCTTGACCGCTAATTAGCCCCGCTTCGTATTGGTCCCTGAATTCACTGCCCAGCGTTGTGAGGTCGACCTGATCACGAGTTGTCGTGAAATCAAAGGACTTAACCGAAGCCAAGCCACGAAACTGGCTGCTGCGGGTCTTAATGGTGATGTCCTTGCTGTCCGTTGGTTCAACTAGCTCAACGGCTTGCTCAAAGCTGCCACGCAGCGATTCATTGAACGTGTCGTAAAGACGAATGCCACCTGCGTCATCTATGTAGATGAAGCCCGACCAATCCGCGTGATACTCCCCTTTAGCGTTCTTGTGGTCTTTGACCAAGACCAGACCCTTCTTGTCAACCGTGGCAATGGTGACCTGATCACCAGTAATCAATGAGCCCTCAGCGCCATCAATAGAAAATCGACGACGCGTGACATTCACATCTGACTTGTCCAGCTTTGACTTGGCCGCAAGTTCAGCCGAGTCTCGCTTGAGTTCTAGAAATCCTTTTGAGCCGAGATAGACGGTCACGTCTTACCAGTCCTCTTTATTCATGTTGCTGCCCTTCAGGGCTGGGCCATTGGCTTCAAATGTCACATCAGCCTGCATCACCTCACCCGTGGACACGGACATGGTCACGCCAGTGATAACAGCAGGGATGTCCAGATATTTCTGAGTGCTGCCATCAGCCGTGACCTGCAAGCGGAACACAACAGACTTGCTCTTATTGCTGCTCCCCATATCAGGGTTATTGGTGATCTTGTCGTATTTGGAGTTTTGCTGAACACGGCTTAGCAAGCGAGCGCAGTCGTTCTTGTCGTTGCCACCTTCGGTGTAGCCGTAATAAAACAGCTTGCAGGAACCGCTAAGCGAACGGACGCCAGGAATAACCGTTCGATCCGTATCACCTAAAGCAGTTGTTTCGATAACAGCGTTGGTCTGGTTGAACGAAAAATTAGTGACCTTCGCCATCGCATCACCAGAGGCAGGCGCTCCGGTGTCGTCGTCCTTCATGAATAGCTTGCCTGTTTGCCCTGGGAAAAATGGCATAGCTTTACGTCACGTTCATCACAGTCTAGAAGCCCTATCCATCAAGGAATCCCGTGAATTGGCAGGTCACATCGTGCCGCCCTTTGAAGGTGGCGACGATCTCGGGAGGGCTTGAGTACCGCCAGCGCAAACCAGTTGAGTTCTCGCGGACATAACCCTTTAGAGCACTGTCCTCAATGCCAGAACATGCGTCGTAATTAATGCCAAAGCCAACGTGGTCCCAATCGCTGTTGACGTTCTCGTAATGCTCCAAAATCTGCACGACCTGAGCGTCAGTCAATGACGCGAAGCCAAGGGTGAGGGACGAATTGACACGGCGATTGCCGTAGCGAATCACGCTAGTCGCCCCGTTTTGCGCTTCAAAAACAGTCTGCGGATAAACGCCAGGGTTGTAGGTCCTTGATGATGCGGGGATCTCTGGAAAATTACGCTTGACCCTTGTCATCCAACCTCCGCCACAAACGCGCTGTCATCCCAATCTAAATAGCGCAGCTGCCCGTCATTGTTCAGTTCCATGTGGCTTCCTGCTACCTCCACGAGGCCATCATCGGCGTAGGTCAGGCTTTCGCACTTGTAGACCCGATTGGTGCTAACCGCCCTGACAACCGTAAACACAGAGTCATGCAATGCCACTTGCGTTGCTTTGCCGTCTGACACCTGCAACGTTGTTTCTTTTACCCCTTCAGTGCCCATCTTCCAATAAAGAATCTTTTGACCACTGGTCACAGGTGATGCCGCCTGGATAGTGCCATCAGGGCCGATGGTGCCGTTGTCAAAGCGACTTGTATGGGTTGAGTGGCTAACGAAGCGGAAGTAATCACCCGGCTGTAACGTCATCGCCGCCTGGGGCGTCGTTTGGAACCTCAGGCTGTGATCAACGTATTTGCGCAGCATCAACGCAAAGTGCACGAACATCTTTGCATGTGCCTCTGAAGTGCAGAAGCCCGACATGTCAAAGACCTCTTCAGGATCTTGATCACTGCCTCCGTTCTTCAGGTACGCGGAATAAACCCGCTGCCGTGGGAAACCGTTGATGGCATCATCCCGCCAGATAGCTGTGCCACGGAACATCTGCCGCTCTTCTGGCGACAACCAAGTCACCTCCATATCTTTCACATTGCCATCAGTGAACAACGCTTTGATGTCTGGTTTTACCTTGGTAAGACGCTTGTAGCTGGTTGGGTTAAACGGAACAGTTGGGTAAAGACTGAACTGACCGCCGACAATCTTGAAGTCGAGCAGGTTGTAACCCGCCATTTCAAAGAAGAATTCCCGCAGGTTTTGTGGCTGCGAAATCACGCCATCCCAGAACAAGCCATTGGCACGGCAGAACTTGGCAGACGTTCGCAACTCGTCAACGTTTACCTGATCAGGCCCAATAAACTCAGCAGCGCCTCTTTCCTCAGAGGTCATTAGGTCATAAGCAATCTCAGGAAACAGGTTGGTTGAAATTGGATCAGCCTTGAGGTCTCGATTAACTAGCTGATTAGGAGCAATCAACGCCTGAACCTTGATGCCCTCTTTGATGAACATCGACAGATTGCTGAACTGGTTCAGTTCTGAACTGGCATTGATGCGAATCCCTGCCATCGCCATTGACGGATAAGACGGCCGTGGGTCTGAGGTCATGATTTCGTTGACCGACACGATCTCGTGCTCAGGGCTGTCCGCATGAGAACTGGATTCAGCGTCGTACTTCCAGTAATCACTAATGGCGTCGTACTTGTTCAGGCTGTCGGCGCTGTAGCTCTTTGGCACTACTTGAAGGGTGATTTCCACGTTGCGTAAGCGGCTGTCGATGCTACTAAGCCGCAAGATGACCTTCTCCCCGTTGGTGTAACCGCTGCCGCCATCCTTGATCTTCCATATAGCAGCGCCATTGCTCCACCAATCGACCTCGACCTCTAAACCTGAACCACGACCAGAGGGACGGATAACTTCCCGGCCGTCACGATCTTTTTTGTCTGTGCTCAGGAAGTAACGGCTGATGTTGTATCGCTTGCTGTCAACCTTGGCAGTTCTTACAAACTTCTTGTTTCCATCCTTGATGAACTCTTTTGTTCTGCTGGTGCCAAAGAAGTTCCTACCCCAATAAAAATAGTATTTGCCGTTGTCGTAAACGACGCTGTCGGCGTAAGACTGCCCGTTGTTGTAAAGGTAAGAATTGCGGTCCTGATCAAAGACCCAGCCCTCGGTGGGGATATTCCCTTTTGATTAGCGGCTAAGCCCTTCAACCGAACCACTATTGCTAACGCCTGGCGGTGGGCCCTTGATCCACTCAGGATTTGACATCCTCGCTTCGGTCAGCGTGTACTTAAACCCTTTGACGTACACCGTGTAGCCCTGACCGCTGGTTTGCAGTTGTTGACCCTTGTCGTTCAGCCAAATCACCTGCTCATCTTTCAGATCGCGATACGCCTGCGCACCGGAATAAGGCACAAAACGGAATTCATGCTGCGTCGCGCTTTGTTCAGGATGCGCAACCCTCAGCATGTTGTACTGAGCCACAGGGGTGCGGCCACGAATCGCAAAGACGTATTGGCTGATTTTTTTGTAGCCCGTTTGTGGCCTATTGGTTTTCGAGAGTTCACGCGCCTCTAGCTTGAAAAAACTCCAGCGGTTTATGTATCCACTAAACGAGCCAAGCTGAATGACTCCGCCCTTCTCCTCGTAGTCATCGATGAGGGACTGAGACGGGTGCCCGTTCATGTTGGGGAAGCCGGTGATTCGCCTCCAAACCGTCGACTTGATCCCGATCTCGGTCATGTGACAGGCGACGTTATTAGTGATGGTTCCAATTGCCACACGCTGCACGGTGCGTCGTTGATACGGGTCAAACTTCCCGTTAACGCTCCCTTTGTCGTAATCATCTTCATCAACCGGGTCGAGGAATCGAAGCGTGTACTCTTTCTCCTTGACCTGCAGCTGTTTGCCGTCATCCTCAGCGCCCCATGGCTGATCTGCCGCGTCGCCCTTGACCTCAGTACATACAGCAAGCTCATTGCCCACCATGTACTGCTCACCAACCGTCAGGATTTCGTCAGCCCTTACCCGTGCTGACTTGGTGCCTTCCCTTGCATCAGCCGAACCCCAAGGGCCAAACCGATTCACGTCCTGCAAATCACCATTGATTAGGTACGTGACCTTTGCTGAATCACCCTCGCTAATCCCTGCCCGCGTAGCCCACTTCTCCGAGATCTTGTCTCGCTTCGTGCGGTTGTCATTGGTGATGCGGTCATCAGTCCCGGTAGGGGTCATCACCAGCTCGTAGGGCAGCTTCCAAACCGTGAAGTTGGGCACAGGGCTATGCAGCCCAAAGACGGCCTGCGTGCCTGGCGTACGGGCACCAGAGAACAGGTTCTCAACGGGTAGCTTGGGATCTCGGTAGTTGACCAAGTCGAAGGCGTAACCAGCGGGAACATCAAGCCGGGTTTCTGCGTAAGAGTCGGCACCACGCAGCCTGTTGTTGCTGTCATTGCTGCCGTCCCTGAAGTACAACTTCAGCTTCCTGCGGTTGTAGTTTTCCAGCAGCGAATCACCAATGGCAAAGCTTTCATAATCCGGTTCCTTGCCGATAGGGCCAGCACTAACCAAGACCACCGCCCGCAGCTGTTGACCTGCGCCGTAGCTGGACAGGTTGGACCAGACCAACAGACCATTAGCCCGCACCCCACGCTTGGCATAGACCAACGGCACGGTTTCGCCAAGCTTGGCTAGCTCCTGGACGCTGCTGAAATTATTGGTCGGCGTATAACGATCACGCCCGTTGACGCTTTCCTTCTGGAGGTTTTGCGGATCTTTCTTTTGCTCAGGCGAACGTGGCTTGGGTGCCAGCAACGCTGATACCGCCGTCAGCGCAATGCCAATGACGATATTGACAATGATGCTGACTGGGTCATTCCTTACGTCCGGGATGTGCGCATATTCTTCGCCACGCTCTGCCACGTAGTTCGCAGCATCCTCAACAAAAATCCAGTAGTCCTCCTCTGTAATGCCAAGCGTTTGGCAGATTTCTACTTCCGCTGGCAATAAAGAGCGTTCACCTCTAGGCCGCCGATGGGACTCCAGGCGACCTCCGACCCTACGAAGCTCAGCCATCCGCCTTCCCAATAAGTAGCCATGCCGCTGCCATTCTCTGCGTTGCACAGTGCCACTACACCAGATTCTAGGTGGCTTGTTTGTTTGCCCCAGCGGGCCAATTCCTCTTCAAAAACAGAGTAATCATTCCGCCTAAGCCGCCTGTACCAATCACGCTTTGGCTCAGGCGTAGCGATGCCGTACCAGCCCAAAACCGTACGAGCCAATGACAGGCAATCAGCAGTGCCGTGCACAGCGGGGTTACTGCCTAAGCGATACTTCATGCCTAGCAGTAACTCAGGATTCATCGGTTGCTGATTGAACCGGTTACAGGCAACGCCCCAACATCTTGTGAGCGCAAACGGCGGTAAGGAGCATTGGCCCCTACGGCATCGATGCCACTGCTAAGAATGATCTCCACCGTGGTGTTGTCATAGGCCATGGATGACGCGATCCAGTTCTCACGGGTAAGCGTTCGGGTCGCCGCCGAAAAATCAGGGTTCATCGTGGCATTAAAAACCTCGATTCTCCAGTTGCCCTCTACTGCCTCACGAGCAATACCTTGGGCCAACCAGTTCACCGACAACACCAAAGCTGCCTGCAGGTTGTCGCCTGTACGAGTCTTGGCTGCACCTTGATAAACGAACGGCAGATAAAAATAATCTTGCCCGCCAAAGAAGATTTTCTCGCCCACCCGTCCGTTTTGGTAGCGATACTTCAACACGCCCTTTGCGTCACGCAAACGAAAGAACGTTGTCAGGGCAATCATGCTCATAAGCCCAGAGCCTTGCGGCTGCTGCGGTTGTTCTTGAGGCTAGACATCGTTCGGCTATAGCCACCAGCTGCGCCCTGCTTTGCTGCGGTCTTCATGCCCTGGGAAACCGCTTGATTCATCTGGTCGACGGTGACGTATTCCTGGCCGTTGATCACTGTCGACTGGATGGTGGGCGAATAGTTGATAGACGTTTGGCTGTTGCCTTCATACCGACCCATCGCATCACGACCCTTGGTGTGGTCGATAACGGTCTCCTGCGGGTGGAGCATGGCTAGCTGACCGCCTTTCCCATCAAGGCCACCTGCACGGGAACCGCCGCCGGTATAGCCGCCACCATCGAATGACAGGCCAGGGAACAATCCATTCCCCAATGCGCTGAAGCCTGCCTGCAAGAACATCTGACCTAGCTGACCTGCAATGTCAGACAAAATGTCGCTCCATTCCTTGGTCCCATCAATCAGGCCCTGAATGCCGCTGGTTAGGTTGCCAGAAACGATCTCATAAGCACCCTTCAACAACTCCTCGGTTTCGGTTAGTTCATCGTTGAACATCGCGGCATGTTCAGGCTGCTGCTTAAACCAGTCAGCAAACTCACCACCTGCTGTGTTCATCATGGATTGCATCGACTGTTGTCGAGCCAAATCCAGCTCCAACGCCCTGGCACGTTCTGTGTTTTGACGAATTAGTTCGTTGGTTTCGTTCCGAAGAAGATTGTCGTAGTTCTGGTTGATTTCAAGAATTTCAAGCTCTAGCTGCTTGGCTTCCTTTTCTAAATCGCCAACGGCCTGCTGAATTTCAATCTGTTTCTCCAGGCGCTCAATCAGCTGACTTCTGGAGAGCAGTGTGTCTTTGACACGTTCTGCCTCGCGTTCCGCTTCCCGGGCGGCCTTACTCGCAGCAGAGCTAGAACCACCACTGCTTCTGCCACCACCACCAGTTGTAGTCCGCGGCGGTGGATCAGTCTTGCTGTTCGTTTTCTTCCCGTACGGCGTCCAGCCGCCAGCCGCCTCAAACAACGCCGCCTCTTGCGACGCGTAGTCATCGCCAAAGTTGCGTCCGCCCTTTCGGTTGGCGTTGTACTGCTTCGCTATCCCGGCGAGAACCTTATAAGCCTGGATCGCTTCCCACAATCCAGGCACCGAATCGACAATTGCAGCCTGCATGGCATCCCACGCATCACGCAATCCATAGGCACCATCACTCGCATCACGAAGCAATCCATCAACCAAGCCAATGATTGCTTGGATATTCTCTAGTTCTTGCTGTGCTTTTTTAATTGAGTCAGCCAGCAGAAGAATGGCTTCCTCCGCCACGTTGATGGTGTCAGTTCCTGTAACTAACTGCTCCTGGAAATCCCTTGTGACCTCGCCAAGGGTGTCCATAGCACCGGCCAGACCAGCACTACCGGCCGCCTCTGCAGCACTGCCATATTGCTTCTCAATTTCACTCAGGATCAGGGACTGAGCCTCAAAGAGCCGGCCCGACTCCTGCAGTACCTCGATTTGTTCTTTCTGTTGGTCGGTGAAGACTGTGCCACTACGGGCCAAGTCCGTGACCCGCTTGGCTGGATCCTCTAACGCTTTAGCAAGCTGAATCTGAGCGCTCTTCAGGTCTTGCCCGGTAACCGTTGCCAGGTCTGCTGCCGCCTTGCTGACGCGCTCATAACTTTCGACGCCAATGCGCTGAAACGAAGTCAGCAGAGCAAATCCCTGCGTGAAGTCCTCTTGATCAAAGAGCGTTGCCTTCCCAAGGCGATCAGCGGTAGCAACCAGCCCCTCTAAATCAGCCTGCGTACCTCCGAGGTTTCTGAGGCCATTACTCAGCTTGGCAACATTGACCTGGCGATCAGACGCAACCTGCAGGGACTTGTTCAGGAAGTTGAAAGCGCCGTATATCGCGACAACAGGGCCCAACGTAGTCCGAAGGGCGATACCCATGCGCTGAATGTTGCCCGTTGCTGTAGCCGCTGCTCTGCCTGTCGCCTTCGTCGCGGTAGCGGTTTTAAGTAAATCCTTATTGAGCTTTTCAACCGTATCCTCAAGCGCCTTCATCCGCATCTGCAATTTCTGCAGGTCATTAAGACCAGGGGTCTTAATTGGAAGGATGATTGGCGCGGTAGTAGCCACAAAAAAACCGCCGATAGCCAAGTCTAACGGCGGACTTTGCGGGCTTTTCTCATTGATTCATCGCGGGCGTCATTGACAACCTCGAAATAAATCAGCCATAGCCATAGCTCTTGAGGGGTCATCTCACGCCGCAATTGGCCGAGAGTCATCCCAAGCTCTTTGGCAACGAATAGCTCAGCTAATAGGTTTTTCTCCTTTTTCAGCTGAGCTTTCAGGACTTTTCATGTCCAGATCAATGTCATCCTCATCTGACTCGGCATTCATTGCGCCCATTAGCTTGGCTGCGGTCTGCATAGACAGAACACGCATCAGCACCGGGATGGCATCCGATTGGTACTGCGGCGAACCGTTTTGGTCTAATGCCTTTTTGACGAACAAGCGGGCCGTGCTTTCCAACATGTCGTCTGGATCCTTGCTGGCCTTCTTTGCTGCTTGATACTCAGCAATAGTCATCGGCTTTGACCAGAAGGTCAGATCATGACCCTCAATCTCAATCTCGTGTTTGGTGAGCTTATTTTCGAGGGCTGCAATTTCCAGCAGCTTGTCTAGCTGACGCATGACAAAGGTTGTGCTTACGGAATGACAATAGCTCAGGCGCAAGGGGGGTAAGCACCACCCCCTCACACCCTGGGTGACGTGCTCTGCGTACCCGCATTGAGCTTACCCAAGAAAAAAGCCCCGATAGACGGGGCCAAGTGACGGGGACGCTTTTATTGAATCAAGCAATTTGGGTCTTGAACAGATGCGCCACATTGCTGATCGTGTAACCAATCTCTGCCGAGATGGGATCGTCGGGATTGACCGACAGCGACATTGATTCAAGGCTGACATCGGCCTCGATATACATCGAGTCGGTCAAATCAGGCGCAGGGGTAGATGCACCGTCAGACACCGTGTTGACGAACAGTCGGACGCGTGCGCCCTCTTGAGAAGACAACAGCACGTTGTCCAGCATCCGCTGACCCAAGGCGTCATCGTTATCGGTAAAGAGCACCGTGATGGTGCCTGAACCTGATGCGTAGCCGGGTTGTGTCTTGCGGAACGCGGCATATTTGCCCGCTTCAGCAGTCGCACCAACACCGCATGGGAGGGTAGTCACATCGAGCGATTCACGCTCAATAGACAAGTCCCAGGACTGAATCTGGCAGACCGCACCAAAGGGGTCGTACTTGATCCCGATATGCCCACCAGCGGTGTCAGCACCTGAAGTGCCACCTGATTGGGTCAGAGTGATAGCAGAACCACCTTTAGTAGCTGACACGTCAATCGTTGTAGCCGTTTTGGCAACCACGTAATACTGCGTGCCTGCAGTCAGCTCACTGCATAGGTTGCCGCCATTTTCTTCTGCAAAAACGACCGGGTCGCCTACACGGAAGTCATGTTGAGCGGGAACAGTGATGCTGGTGCCAGCTGGAAAATCAGTGAAGTCCAGCAGGCAAAATTTTGTCGCTGACGGCGTGTAATACAGCGAACCGTCTTGCCCGGTTAGGGCAGACGTTGAACATGCAACTGGCATTTAAGCCTCCAGAAAAACAACGGGGGGCGTTGTCTCAGGGGGCAAGAGACATGTTCAGTCTAAGCAGCGCTAATAAGGGCCACAGTCAATGACGCAGCCCGAATCGGCTTCAGGGGTTTCGTATGAACCGCAATCGATAACAGCAAAGCAGCCTCCACCGCCTCCGCCATTGTTTTCTAGGACCGTCAGACGAGAATCAAAGATCTTGTTTGCATCCTCTTGCGTGGTGGCACCTGCTGTTGGGCTGACCAAATCAACCCCTGCCGTATCAACCTTGTCCAGGCGAACGCCGTAGACGATTTGTTGCTTGCGAACGAGAGTCATGGCTGTGGGTTAGTGAGTTGGACATCGCGAGTGGTTAGGCGCGTTGTCGTGCCTTGTGGCTCGACATATCGCGCAGTGAATGGGCAAGAAACAGTGACAAGCGCATAAGGCTGATCACCATTTAGCAATGGCACCGGCCCATTGATCTGGCCACACTTGACCCTTGCCGCTTGGCTGGGGTCATACATGGTGTTCATCACCTTCATCGCTTCGGCGCTGTATAGCTCTAGCGCCCCCATCCCGCGCGCGCGGGGGGAATAAATGCTGAGTTGCAAGTTGCCATTCAGTGCCTCCACCATGCTTTCGCCCTGACAGATAACAGGCTCAGTGGTGCGGGTATAGGACACGAGGCAAATCACATAAGGCAACGCAGGCGGCGTCTCGAAGGTGTTGTCAAACATCACCTCAAGCGGAGGGTTCAAAGCCTGATAAGCATTGAAGACCTTGCTTTCAATGTGGGCGCGGATGGCTTGGAAGGTCATTTGATCTTGGCTAGCTCCCGCGTGAAGATGCGTTCCGCATCCTTCGCCAGGTTGTTCTCAATTCTGGTAAACCAATCACCACCACCCCGGCGACCGTTGTACGGGTCATAAGCAGCCCTGAAGGTGTATGGCAGATTGCTGCTGATAAACCAGTTGCCGCCGTAGGTGATCTGCTCGGCAAATGGCTTCAGCACGACCGGGCCCACGGCTTCACGCACGGGCGGGACGCTTAGGTCAGGCTGATTGCGGCCGATGTTCCAGCTAGACGCCAACCGACCGAACATGAACGGCGACGCGGCAGACAGCTTGCTGCGGGTGTTGGTCAGGAACTGAGCAGTAGCCCGATCCAACGCCTCGTCGATTTCCTTGATCACCTTGCTGCCGTCCCATTTCTTAGCCATCAGTCCGCCCTCGCAATGATCTTTGAGGCGATCAGACCCTTGCTGCTATACGTCGGGTCAATGGTCGTTACTTTCCATTGGATGCCGTCATATTCCACGATGTCCCCAGTTCGTGGCACATGAGGCATCCCAGTGGTGCCGTGATGAACGTATAACCGCAGTTCGTAGGTTTCACCGACACCACCTTCCTCAATACGGCCACGCGACAGCACGCCAGCCTTGATGGCGTATTCCTCAGTAGATTGCGTGAAATCACCTGTTGACGGGTCATAACCGCCACCAAGACTTCTGATGTAGGTGATATTGGTCGGAAAGACGCTGTCGATCAGTTCCTTCGCGACCGGCAGAAACGTGGCGTCAATGTCCATTAGATGACCTCCTTCATCAGCTGAGTCAACCGCGCCTCTTTGATGCCATAGGTCTTGCAGGCCCAAGCCTTGAATTCAGCATCAAACAAAAACATCCCATTGCCAAGGATTTGCTGCGCCCGGATTTTTAGGCAAAGCTCGCGTTCCGAATTCGTCATGACCGCACCCTCAGGATGACCTTGCCCGATCCAGTGCTAGGAGTGCTGATGTCAGCCCAACAGGCCAGGATCCCCTTCAGCCAAGGCAGGGCACTAATAATTGCTGGCGTATCGCAGGTTGAGCATTCATTAGCTGAAGCCGAGTCGCTGTTGCTGTACTCAGCAAAAGAGATCTTCAAGTCGCCCAATTCCTGAGAGGCCACATACGTCCCAGCGGCTGCACCACCTCCGCCACCACCTGGCGTGCCCGTAATTAACTCAGGATTCACGACCAAGTTGTACGCAATCAGAATCTGCGCCTCCTTCACCTCCTTCGGAACAAACGAACAGTTGGCCTGCACCCCATCGCACGACGCCCCTGATCGGGGCCAGGAACGCGCTTGAGGCAGGTCAGAATCGTCGGACGATGGATTGCACCTATCGCCTGCGTAATCGAGAGTATCAAGCCATCGGCAGGCGTTTAGAAGTGCAATCGTGCGCTCTGATTCACTCTTGCCTGTCCAGGTCGACGACCATGCCTGAAACGCTGCATAATCATCGGCCTCAACGCCGGTCACGTAGCTGTTGCTAGTTGACCCACCAACGGTGGCAATGATGTCGGTGTAGGCGGCCATTACAAAACTTCCGAGTGGTAAAGGATCCAGCCCTCTTGACTCAGTCTAAGGCGGGTGGCTTTCACCTCTGAGTAAAGGCAATCGATGACGTTTGACACGCCATTTCTGTAGACCATGAGGCGAACGATGCCAGCCATCGGCGGGGGCTCCCGGGATGCAAGCTCAGGCTAGATGCACAAAAAAAGGGCCCCGAAGGGCCCCGTCCGAGTTTTCGCAACTGCAGCCTAATCAGGCAACAGTTTGGCCATAAGGCGTATTAACAATTAGCTCGACCAGTGGCACATTTTCGCGGCTGGTGTAAGCCAACTCCCAGTTGGAAGCATTAGCCAGGTCAGTGTTCTCGGGGTGCATGTCGCCCTTATAGGACGTACCAACCACCGCGTCGATGCGGTTGTAGGTCACAGACATCACATCCTGCAGTGACAGCATGTCTTCGTTCTGTTTGATCATCAGCGGGAACTGAGATCCAGTACGAATCACGCCAGGCGCTGCCAGATAGCAGGTGTAGCCCAGAGCATCACCAGAGGTGCCGCCAGAAGGAGTCACAGTCGGAACTTGCGAATCCACAACGACCCGAAGGCCCGCGAAATATCCAATTTGGGTGTCAGTAACACCAATTCCATTGGAGGCATAGTTAACAGTGCCACCGCTGTTCAGGAAGGTCAGCATTCCGCGAGCTTCCATGTCAGCTGCCACCAAGGGGTGAACAACCAGCACGGACACATCAGCAGCCTTTTCGCCAAGCAAATACTTCGCGGCGGTGACGCTGGCAGCAGTCAGGTAGTTAGCGTCTGTCGGGGTCTCACCAGCACCAGCAGCAACATTCAGGCTGTTACCGGCAAGGGCAGTGCCAAACAAACCAGTCAGTTGGGAAACCACCTTGCTGGTGATGTCCTTGTTGATCTTGCGGGTCAACTGAGAAGCAACGTTCTGCAGTGCCTGCTCACCAGTTTCGTACTGATGGAGCATGTCAGCTGCGAAGGCAGCACCGCGAGTGCAAATAGGGTGGTACTGAGTGCTGGCGGTGTGTTTTTGGGTCGTATATCGACCGGAGCCAGGAGTAACGGTCCCCCATGTAGCGGAAGAATCAACTGACTCCTCCACATAATCCAGCTGATCAAAAAATGGACATTCCCAAAGAACGCCGGTGATGTTGTTCAGGCGGGAGTCGGTTTGAATCAGACCAGACTGAATCATCGCGGAGCTTTCCACGATCTGTTCAGTCAAATAACGCGAAAAGCTGGCACTCGTCGCAAGACGGGTTGCGCTTCCTACGTCAGAAGTAAACGAGGCTTGGTCTGGGGCGGTTCCCCAGTTCTTACCGGAGGCGAAGCCTGCCATGGTTCTTGAGAATTAAGGGTTGACGAATTAACCCGCCGCTTTCAGCTGGCCTGCTAGCGCGGGGTTTTCTTCCTCCAACTTGATGCGTTCCATCAGGCCCATAGAGGCCCAGGATTTCTGCCCGTTAGACGAAGAAGAAGAACCGGCTGCACTCATCCCGCGTGCTCCGCTACCAGCAAAGTGATGCTCCCAACCGCTGCCTGGAGCCCTAAGTGATTCGAGATGCTGCTGCAATGGCACTTCGACGCCCCCGGCGAGTGCAATTGGAACACCATCCTTCAGCCTCAGGTTGTCCTTCAGTAGTGAGAACGCTTGGTCTGGATTGACAACGCCGCTTTGTGAAAGGGCATTGAGCGCGGATGCTTTGATCTGCTGCTGTTGGAAGGCCACATCCTTTTCCTCAAGCTGAGTCTTCAGCTGAGCGATCTCGTCCTGAAGAGACGACACCGTGTTGGTTGCGTCCTGCCACAACGTTTTGAACTCCCCAGCTTCAGCTAGCTGTGATTGCTTGGCCTTCTGCTGGTTGTTCTGCAGGTCAGAGATTTGACGCTGCAGGTCTTCGACTGATGCTGTTGCGTTCTTCTTCTCGTTCAACAATTTCTTGTTGTTCGCCTCTAAAAGAGCGATTTTTTTTTTGAAGTTCGGCATTGGCATCGGTTCCGCCCGCTTGGGCTTGAGCGTCATCCGCTTGGATGTTTTGCTCTGGAGTGTCAGACATGCGTGGGTAAGTGAACT